TGGAAAAGTATTATATAACCTGTGTATTAAGGTGTATTTCTGTGGAAAAGTGTGTGTTTTAATGTGTCTGGACGTTGTGATCTAAGCGACCACTCTATCACGAACTCGCAGAAATGTCAAGAGGGCGGCGATAAGTTTTACCAGGGATTGACAACACAAAAATATCAGTCTTTCTTATAAATACTGATTGGAAGATTGACAATATCACTCAGGCATTCTATACTAGTAAAGTCATCACCACCAGGACACACTTATGTCAGTCGCTATCAGTCAGGCACAAAAACAACGTTACAGAATCACCCTGGATCTAGAGGTGATGGAAGACTTCAACCCACACAATATTGATTGGGAGAGTCTATTTGAACTAGAAGGAAATGAGCAGTTGATTGATAGTTACGTAGAGGACCTGAGTAATCCTGTCCGCTGGTAGTTTGATGGCAGTTACTGACAGTTAGTCTCAGGACAGTTCGTATCACTTAGCAGTCTTATAACACGGGGGTTGACAACAGCGATCCTCCGTGATATGATGAGGGGTGATATCACAGTTGTTTTGTTTTATGGGGGCGTATATAAAAACCGCATACTACCCTAACCTACAGAGGTGACAAATCGACTTAGATATATAAAACAAAAATAATTTTCCGCGCCCAAAAAAAATTCCCGGAGGTAAAAAACCAATGGAAAAGGTTTATCACATCTATGCAAAAGAAGAGTGTATATACAACAATCTAACTGAGTTACAATTTAATCAAACATGGAATACCCTCAACGGTATGGTTGGTCTAATGAAGACTGATTATACCTTTGAGGATTTATCATATGAGGAAGTAATTCGGCACCATGGAGGTTGTGGTACGGGTTCTTCTACAGAACCTCTAGGAGATGAATCATATTGACAGACTACATAATCACTGATATAATTGAACTGAAGTAATTTCAAAAACATGGCAAAAGGATTTACTGTAAAAGCAAATGCACCCAAGAAGACTCAGACACCTGAGTGGGACATTGCAGCAATTAAGGAAAGGATGAAAGGAAAGACGATTGTATTTTGTCTTCCTGGACGAGGATGTTCTTTTATCTTCTTAAAGAACTTCGTACAACTGTGCTTTGACATGGTACAGAATGGAATGAGTATTCAGATCAGTCAAGACTACTCTTCTATGGTTAACTTTGCACGTTGTAAGTGTTTAGGTGCAAATGTCCTACGTGGTCCTAAGCAGATTCCTTGGGATGGAAAGTTACAATATGATTATCAACTGTGGATTGACTCAGATATCGTATTCGATACAAATAAGTTTTGGCAACTCTGTGATCTTGCTGTTCCTGCAGAAGGTGCAGAGAAGGAAATTACTTCTGGATGGTATGCCACTGAAGATGGACACACAACTTCAGTTGCTCACTGGTTAGAAGAAGAAGAGTTCCGCACTAATGGTGGAGTGATGAATCACGAAACTGTCGATTCCATTCAGAAGCGTAAGAAACCATTTACAGTTGATTACACTGGATTTGGATGGGTATTAGTGAAGAAGGGAGTCTTTGAGAATCTAGAGTATCCTTGGTTTGCTCCTAAGATGCAAGTCTTTGAGAGTGGGAATGTACAGGACATGTGTGGTGAGGATGTCTCATTCTGTCTTGATGCCAAGGAAGCTGGATTTGATATCTGGTGCGATCCTCGTATCAGAGTTGGTCACGAAAAAACTCGCGTAATCTAAGAGGTACTCAGTTATGATGATGAAAGGTGGTACTTACGTTAAAGGTAAGCCGAAAAAAACTCGTCAAGGTAAGTCACAATATACCTTACTATCCGCGACTTCTCGCAACAAAGCAAAAAAGCGTTATCGTGGGCAGGGTAAATAGAGCAGATACATTAATACATAATGGCTGCTCTCATTTGCAACCTCCCCTCGGTAGAGGTCTGGGTACGTAAAGAATATTTGACTGATCACCAAAGTGGTCATGGCGAATTTGTGAAAGGCGTCTGGGTATCGTGTAAGTCGATACCTGGGCGCACTTTTTATTTTGAAACGTATTTACCTGAATATGCTGCAATGTACGATAAACTACCGATTAGTGCATTTGTTTCATCCCCTGAAACACCAAGTCCTGATATGAATCTACCCAACCTACAGTTTTGGAACTGTATGGACTATGGTGTAGTTGCCATTACAAAGCAATTCATTGGTTCTATGGACTATGAGTTGTATACTCGCGACTTTGGTATTCAAAAAGGTACATATATTTGTACTATAGATAACTACCATCAAGATCCTGAAGTAGTTGACTATGCTACAAGTGAAAATCCCGCAGAGCATAAGTCACATAATCTAATTGAATTAGAGAATGGACAATATGCACTGTATCCAAACAATAGAATGCGTATCTTTGATAACAGTTTGACACCTGTCGAACCAAAAATGCCTGACTTTAAGGTATCAACTCAATATTATCAAGTTGAAAATGGATTTGAGCGTCTCGGTATGGGTCGTGAAGATGAATATTTTTGGAAAACTGCTAAAGAACGCGAAGAATCACCCAACAAAGAGGAAAACACCGATGTCTGATGAACTTTATCCGAATAGAAATAAAGATTTTATGCGTGAAGTATGGGGAACAACGAGTTTAACCTCTGATTATTGGTCATTACCCGTTAAAAAAGTACTTCAAGAGATTGAAAACGACGACTTGACCGCAAAAAAGGACAATTTGGACGTTGATGGTGAAATTTTTGATCCTAATCCTTAATAAATAAAATATAATCGCTATATTCGTGTGCCGATCCAACGGGTAAGTCAAGGTTTTAAAGATGTAAGCATGACTTTTCAGAGAAACCCTCTGAATGATGATCTTTTAACGCTTAAAAACCAGACTGCAATTGCCCGTTCAGTAAAAAATATCGTATTTACGCAACCTGGAGAGAAATTTTTTGATGAGGACTTTGGTTCTCGCGTCTCCAGGTTTTTATTTGAGAATATTAACCCTGTCACTGCTTCTAATATTAGAGACGAGATAGTTCAATCTATTTTGAACTACGAACCAAGAGTTAAATTGTCAGATGTATTTGTCATTCCAGATTATGACGGAAATATAATGAATGTAGCAATAGTATACAGCATCATTGGTGCCGATATACCCCCACAATCATTAGATTTCGTTTTGCAACCAACCAGGTAAAAAATGCCACTATCAAATTTCACTAACCTGGATTTTAATCAGGTTAAAACAACACTTAAAGAATATTTAAAGGAAAATTCTAGTTTTACAGACTATGATTTTGAAGGGTCTAACCTTTCTACAATTCTTGATGTTTTGGCATACAATACCTATATTACTTCATACAATGCAAACATGGTTGCAAATGAAGTTTTCATTGATAGTGCAACTTTAAGAGAAAATGTAGTTTCTTTAGCAAGAAATATTGGGTACACACCAAAATCAAGGAAAGCTGCCCGTGCTACCATCACATTTTTTGTTAACACTGGTAATCTTTCACCTGCACCAGCAACAATTACCCTTCAAAAAGGAGTTGTAGCAAGTTCTTCTAGTTCTTTTGGTTCTCAATCGTTTGTTTTCTCGATTTTAGAGGATGTTACGGTTCCTGTTGTCAATGATACAGCACAATTCAACAATATTCCCATTTACGAAGGTAATTTAGTAAGTTCTAACTTCACTTATAACGCAAGAAACCCAGAACAAAAGTTTATTCTGGATAATGTTGGTATTGATAGTGATTTAATGACGGTTTCTGTTAAACCAAACCAACAATCCTCTAGGAGTGTAAAATATAGCATTCAAAACAGTTTATTTGATATTGATGGAGATTCAACAGTTTACTTTATTCAAGAAGTTGACGATGAAAGGTATCAAGTCATTTTTGGAGATGGTATTTTTGGTAAAAAACTTGAAGACTCTAATTTCATCACCGTAAGTTACATCACTTCTAGTGGAGATGCTGCAAACGGAGTCAATAACTTCAAATTCTCAGGAAGACTTCAATATAATCGCAATTCTGCCGATTATGTTGTTACTTCTGGCATTTCCGCACTCACAACAGGTGTAACTGCATCTGGAGGCGAGTCAATTGAAGGTGTTGAGTCGATTAAAAAGTTTGCACCTCGCATTTATGCCTCTCAAAACAGAGCACTAACTGCAAATGACTATGAAACACTAATTCCAGCAAGAATTTATCCCGAAACTGAGTCAATTTCAGTTTTTGGGGGAGAAGAGTTAGTTCCACCTCAATATGGTAAAGTTTTTATTAGTATAAAACCAAGATTTGGTGATTTCTTGCCAAATCTAATGAAAGAGAATATTAAAGCAAAACTAAAACAATATGCTGTTGCAGGAATTGTACCGGAAATCTTGGATCTGAAATATCTTTATTTGGAAATTGATAGCAAGGTTTATTATAACACAAACTTGGCACCATCGGCAGCTGCAGTGTCTACTATTGTTCAGAATAACGCAAATAAGTATTCTGAATCTTCTGAAATGAATAAGTATGGTGCTAGATTTAAATATAGTAAGTTTTTGAAAATTATTGATGATAGTCATGAAGCAGTGACTTCTAATATCACCACAGTCAAAATGAGAAGAGACTTGAGAGTTGTTACTAATGCTTTTGCAGAATATTCAATTGGATTTGGTAATGAATTCTATATTAAATCAATGAATGGTTACAATATCAAATCTTCAGGATTTAATATAGCGGGTATTAATGAACCGGTGTATTTGGGAGACCTTCCCGACACTAATAGAATAAATGGTACGATATTTTTGTTTACTGTTCCATCTATTGGTTCTCAATCACCTACCATTGTAAGAAGAAATGCTGGAACCATTAATTATGTTTCTGGAGTTATAACTCTTAATCCTGTTAATATTCTTACAGCAAAGAGTAAAGATGGAATCCAAATTATAGAAGTTGAGGCAACTCCTTTATCTAATGATGTTGTCGGATTACAGGATCTTTATTTGCAACTAGATATAGGGGGTAGCAACGTTGAAATGATTGTTGATGAAATATCCTCCGGGTTAGACCCATCAGCATCAAACTACATTGTATCGCCAAGTTATGTAAACGGCAATCTAGTGAGGGCAGGTGGTAGTACATCTACTACAAGTACCTCACAAGGGACTACAGGCACCACTGGTGGGGCGTTTACTACAAGTGGTACAACAGGTTCAACCTCTTCTACATCAACTACATCAACTACATCTACATCTGGATCCTCAGGATCAAGTTCTTCATACTAAGACGATAAATCCATAAAATGTCAAAAAACAGAGTCCAACTTAACAGTGTTGTTTCTAGTCAACTTCCTCAATATGTTCAGGAAGATTATCCTTTAGTATCCAGTTTTTTAAAACAGTACTATCTCGGACAAGAGTATCAGAGTGGACCTGTTGATCTAATTCAAAATATTGATGAGTACATTAAATTAGATGAGACGACAAATGTAGTTGAATCTGTCATCCTTCAAGGTGATCTAAGTTTTTATGATAAAACAATTAAAGTAGACCCCTCAGAATCTCCCACAGGTACAATTGGATTTCCAGATTCTTATGGACTACTTAAAATTGACAATGAAATAATCACATATACTGGAAAAACTGATTATTCTTTTACTGGATGTAGAAGAGGATTTGTAGGAATTACCTCATATAAGAGTAATACGAATAATAATGAACTAATATTTGAAGAAAGCGAATATGATGACCATACTGCAGGTTCAACTATTGAGAACCTGAGTATTTTATTTTTAAAGCAATTTTTACTCAAAACAAAAAATCAACTTCTTCCTGGATTAGAGAATAGAACTTTAACTGAAGATCTTAATGAAAATATTTTTATAAAACAATCTAAAGATTTTTATCTTAGTAAAGGAACTGATCAATCATACAAAATTTTATTTAAGGCATTATATAATAAGGATGTTTCTGTCATTAGACCATCGGAGTTTTTAGTTACTCCATCTAATGCTAGATATGAAATTGTAAACCAATTGATTGTAGAACCTATTTCTGGAGACCCAGAAAATTTAGACACGGCAACTTTTTATCAAGACGCATATAAATTTGATAAAGATATTAATAGGTCATATGCTCCAATAACTTCTGTAGAGAAAATTAAAGTTGGATTTGGGCAGACTTTCTACAAATTAAATTATGATGGGGGATATAATAGAGATATTGGTGTCGATGGAGTAGAGTATGGTCAGTTTCAAGTAGAACCATCGACGAAAGTCATTGGAGCAGTTTCTTCTGGTGCTACCATTTTTGATGTTGATTCCACTGTTGGGTTTGGAACCACTGGAGAATTATATGTAACTTATAATGATACTACAACTGGTGTTGTATCGTATACCTCCAAATCTTTAACTCAGTTCTTTGGTGTAACAAATTTAAGTGGTATTATTGATGATGCCACTACAGTTGGTATTAATACTTTCTCATATGGTAGATCAAAATTAAATCAAGATGAAATAATAAAGGTAAGAGTATCCTCTGTATATAATTCAGTAAAGTTACCAAAAAATACTAACTCCTTTGTGAAAGGAACCACGGCAAACGTAACTACATATGGAATTTCCGAAAATAATTTTAAAACAGATAAATGGGAATATAATGTATCTCCCCATTACGGTGTAGATAAAGTAGAATTAGTTGATAAATCAGACTTTACATATGCAATTACACTAAAATCTAAACATTATCTTAAAATTGGCAATTCTGTTTTTGTAATTTTAAAAGATAAGACAAAAGTTTCTTCTACAGTAATTAGTATCGACAATGAAAAATCCTGTAAAATACGAGGTCAGGGTTCTTTAGAAAATTCTCAAGTTTCTTCTATACAAAGAAAGATACAAAAAGGATCTTCAAATACTTTCCCAAATATTACTTCCTTTTCAACTGGAGTTGATAATTTATATAAAAATGATGATGGAGAATACATTGTTGCATCTTCATCAATTCCTTCATATAATTCTCAACCAATTGAAGTTACCCCAAGAAAAATAACTTTCTCTGGAACGTTTATTGGAACTGAACTCGAAATAACTCCAGGAATAGAACATGGATTCTATACTGGTGATGCAATTTACTATACTGCGAGTACATCAGATGAAAAATATGTTGATTCCTCAGGAACTGTAAAGACTAGGCAAAAAAGAAATACAGGTCTATTTAACGATGGACTTTATTTTGTATCCAGAGTTGATGGATTCACTTTAAAATTTGCAAAGAGTAGAGATGATATTAATAAAGGGAATTTTGTAGAGGTTGAAAGTTCTACAACTGTAAGTGATAGCATTATTCAACCATACACTTCTTTTGACAAAACATTAAAACCACAAAAACTCTTAAGAAAAATTATTGATCCAAAGAGTCAGGGAGTTAAAAGTAAAACACTACCAGGAACTACTGGAATATTAATTAATGGTGTTGAAGTTTTAAATTATAAATCTGAAGATGTTGTACGATATGGTGCTATTGAAAGTATTGATATTTTATCGCCATCAAATAATATTGATGTTATCGATCCTCCAAATTTAATTATTAGTGATACTGTCGGGACCGGTGCAACTGGACATATTGCAGTATCTGGTTCCTTAAGAGAAATACGAGTATTGGATGGTGGATTTGATTATCTATCAACACCAACTCTTAAAATTGATGGTGGAAATGGTGCAGGTGCATTTGGCACGGTCAATATGAAAATGATTGACAATTCCCCAGAGTTCTTTGCAGATGAAGCATCTGCAAAAGTATCTTTAACAAATAATACCATTGGGTTTACAACATATCACAAATTTAGAAATACGGAACAAGTAATATACAAAACTTTTGATGAGGAATGTGTAGTTGGTTTGGATACTAGTGCATTATACTTTATATCGGTATCTGATAATGTATCAGTTAAACTACACCCAACTCAAGCAGATGCCTTGTCCGGTATAAACACAGTAAATTTAACTGGGTTTGGTATTGGTAAACATGCACTTCAGAGTGTAAATAAAAAATCTGTTGTATCTTCTGTCAATATTGTTAATGGTGGAAGTGATTATGAAACGAAAAAAAGAACAGCACATGTAACAGGAATCAATACTTCCTCAAATGTGATCACAATTAAAAATCATGGTTATCAAAATGGAGAGAAAATCAAATATACTGTAGTAGGTTCTGTTGCAGAGGGTCTTACAAACAATACAGAATATTATGTAACTAGTAGAGATACTGATTCTTTTAGACTTTCCGCAGTTGGTGTTAGTTCAGATAAGGAGTTTTATTATAGAACTAAGCAGTATGAAGATATTAAATCTGTTGGTTTAGGAACACATGTTTTTAACTATCCAGATATTACCGCAACTTTGATTGGAGAAGTTGGAATATCCTCTGTTGGAACAGAAACTTTTAAAGCAAGTGTTCAACCAATAGTTAGAGGTCAAATTTCATCAGTTCATGTTGAAAATAGCGGAGTTGGTTATGGATCTTCAGAAATATTAAATTATGACCGTCAACCAACCATTACGATTAGTAGTGGAAAAAATGCTCAAGTAAAACCAGTTATCAGTAATGGAAGGATTACTCAAGTTATAGTTTTAAACTCTGGGACTGGATATAAATCAACACCAGATCTTAGAATTGCTGGTGTTGGTGTTGGTGCAGTCTTAATCCCTATTATTGTAAATGAATCTCTTTCAGAAATTAGAGTTTTAGAACCTGGTGGTGGATATGATGAATCCGACACTACAATTACTATTGAAACTAATTCTGAAACTGAGAATCAACCAGCGTTCTATTCTAATCTTAAAACTTGGAGAGTAAATCTTTTTGAGAAGAATACACCATTCTTTACTAAAGATGATGGTGTAGTATCAGCTTCAAATTATGAACTTCAGTATTTTCATCTTTATCCCCCCAGAGTTCTAAGAGAAAGTACATATTCTGTCAATTCAGAAGGAGATGTTTTATATGGAGAAAGCGATCTTCGTAAAGTAAGTAGTATAGAAGTTGACTCAGATCAACACTCTCCTATTTTAGGATTTGCTTATGATGGTAATCCAATTTATGGTCCATATGGATATACTACACAAACCGGTGGCGCAGTAACTCAATTAAAATCTGGATATTCTCTTGATTTAAAATCAGGAAGACCACCACTTTCAATCTATCCTGAAGGATTCTTTATTGAAGATTATACTCACACCAAAACTACTGATGTTTCAACTCTTGACGAAAATAACGGAAGATTTGGAGTAACTCCAGATTATCCTAATGGAACTTATGCATATTATATGACGGTCAATGATTTACAGACCGAAGCATCTGGAGTATTTGAAAAATACAAAAAACCCGTTTTTCCATATAT